AGCTAATATACTTCTATTGCCAAGTGCTCTTGGACCATACTCCGCTCTTCCAGTTGCTACCGCCGCAATTTTGTTGGTCTTTAACTCTGCAAGTATTTTATTGGTAGGGTATTCTCCACCCATGTCATATCCCAGATACGGAGTCTTCCACTCCACATGCTTGCCATAAAGAGCAGCGGCTGCTCCTAGTGATGAACCAGCGTCTCCTGGATTTGGCATGATCCATATATCTTTAAAGATTTTCCAAAGTATAGTGTTTGCTGATGAGTTTAATGCACATCCACCCATAAACACTAAGTTGTCTTGACCAGTAATTGATTTAGCCATACGCATAAAGTCATTTAATCTTTGCTCGTAAACAACTTGAACTGCAGCAGCTATATCAAACCTATCTTGATCTGAAAGTATAGGACCCCAATCAGATATTCCTTTATGAAAATTATATTTTTGATGACTATATGATGGGAAATAAGAGTCTACATCCCTATAATATCTTGTCCAGTCTCCATATGCTGCCATTCCCATCATGATATATTCTTCTTGGTTAGGCATTAAACCTATAAGCTTGGTAAATGCTGAATAAAATAAGCCAAAGCTTACTGGATAATTTTGCTTATATTTAAGCTTAATATCTTCTCCATTTCCCACCCAGATAGTAGATGTATTATATTCTCCTATGGCGTCAAGGACTACTACTGCAGCATTATTAAATGGGCTAGTGTAGTATCCAGCTGCTGCGTGTGAGTAATGGTGGGTAAATGATTTTTTAGGAATCCCTGGCAAATAGAACTTGGGCTTCCAGTCTCCTGCACCACCCCTTATAAATAGCCTAGAGGCCTTTAGGAGTGGTTTCTCGTAGTATGCTATGTGATCTGGTCTCCCGTAAGACAATGCGTCTTTAATGAGGCTGTCATTAACATACCAGTCATTTTTTTGCTTACTATATCTTTCCGCATGACCAGCAAATAATATTTCCCCGTCTTTAATTAAAGATACTGAAGCATCATGAGACGTTTCATTTATCCCTAAGATTAATGGCATTAGTAAATATACCTATTCTCTCCGCTGTCCTTTTTTCTTTTTATTTTTTTTAATAGCCTGTAAATATAATATTTAATGGCTATCATTTGAAATGCCTTGCTCTACAATTCCTTGGACATACTCTGAGAAATGCTTTCTAACATTGCCAGCTGGACGTGATCCAAATGTGTCCCATATCCTCTTGTACTCAATTACATTATAGTATGTAGTTGGACATAAGGTTGCTCCATTATATGCTTTAAGTGTTGTAGGAAGTGGCACATGTTTTGTGCAGCACTTACATTCTTTTGCTTTTTCTTGGTACTCGCTCATATTATCTCCATGTTTTCTATCGACCTTGCTAAACTTTCAGGCATTCTTGGTGCTCTAATCATGTTATATACATTTTCAACTTCTCCATCGCTAACTGCAAAATCATTATCGTAGCTCATAGATTCGTAATCATGAATGTTTATCTCTTCATCTCTTCGCATTCTGGTCCTGCTTATTGAATTATATACTGCTCCGCATACAGCATCTGCTAAATCCTTTGACCCTTTTCTTGGATGGTCAACCTTATCTCTCATGATTCTTAACTGAAGCAATTCATCTATTAATAATGGTATATGAGGTCCAGACAATCTTTCTTCTAAAACTACCATTGCCATATCGTCATAATGTTTTTTAGCGACAGATAGAATCTCTGTGTTGATGCCATATTGTTTTAGTTGTTGCATCATATCATGAGAGTTCCATCTGTCAAACGTACACATCTTGATATTAAAACCCCTAGTTCTTAGGGCAAGTATGTAATCCTTTACTTCAGAAAAATCTACAGACTTGTCTGGTGTTGGGGTCCAAAATCTAACTGCATCAATTTCTACGATTGGTGCAGGTTGAGAATAAGTGTCTGTAACTTTTACTTCTACCCATTTCTTAACATGTCCCATAGCAACTGCACAGTGGTCGTGTTTCTGGGCTAAGTCTACGTGTATAAAATAATCTTTTTCTAGATCTGGCTTAAACCAATCTTCAAGTCTTCCAAAGTTATCTACTGCTAGGCTGGCTTGATTAAAAGCCTTTTCAATTTTTTCTCTAGATTTAAAAAATGCATCTACTGCATCTGATGGCATACACGCAAATCTACCAAGAGCATCTGACGAGTTTTTGTGAAAGGCTACAGTAAAGTCAGTAATCTTTTTTGTTGGGTTAACTTCCCATGTCGGTCTCTTAAGTGCAAAAACTCTTGGATAGACATACGAGACTATGTGGTCTTCTTCCCAAGCTACCTCAAACTCATTGCCTTCTGTGCCATCTGGTAGATCTTGGTCTAGCTTTAGTATTTCAGTCCTAATAATAGTTTCTTTTTCCGCTATAACTGACTCATAAAATTTTTGTATTGGATCATTTTTAAATCTAGGGAAAGAAAGCAGAATTACTTTACCGACATCTGGGAAACGTGAATCAACTGACGCCCTGTACATGTCATATATTGCATCTGCTGTTTTAGCTTGGTCATGTCCGCTGGTATTTTCTGTTGCAAATCCCGAAATTTCATCTAGGATTACAACCATTACGTTATATCCTTCCCAGGCTTCTCTTTCTGAGTGACCTGAATGAACTGTTATTGATTTATCAAATTTAATTTCTGAGGCCTTGTCAGTATATTTACCAGCAAACCAGGGTGAGACTTCGATCCTCATTTTAAATCCCTTAAAGAAAACGTTGTTTGCCTGCTGAGCATTGATAGCAATGTTAAGAATATCTATTGCATCTCTAGGTGGTTTACCATAATATGCTGCTGGATCCTTAAGGCAGAGTAATAAATATACTATGTATGCTACTGCAATAGTTGATGAGTAATCTTTTCCAGAACCTTTACCGAGCTGAGCAATTACCTCGACGCAGGTCTGCTTAAACATCTTCTTGCCCTCTTCTTCTCCATAAAGCTTAATTAGAGTAGATTCTTTATATATCTGAGAGCTTCTAGCAATTAGCGTATATTGGTTTTCAGAAAGTGGTGGTAGGCCTAAGTAGTCTGGGCTAGTCACAAATGTCTGCAGATCAACTGGGCGCTCTTCAAACTCATCGCCATCCAATATTTCTATAAATTCTGAAAAATCAAGAGACATTATTAAACCCCTTTGGAACACGCACCAAGTTAAATAAGTGACTTGAATGTGAGTATCTAATGTCACTTTTAACTTCTTGTACTTGATGTCTGCAGTGATCTTGTGAGCTATGTATTACAAGGTCCCCCGCTTTTGGGTAGTATGTCACATCTTGATTAGAGTAGTATATCTCTCCGCCTTCAAAATCATTTAAATACATTATTAGTCCAGCAATACTATTTTCTGCGGTGTCAAAATCTTCGCCTTCTTTTAAATTTTGGCTTGCTTTAATAACATTTAAAAAATCAAAATTATCTGTGTGGTGTGGCCCCACCCAACCTTTTTTCATTCTAGTTGCTGCTAACGAATTACCTAAATAAACACCACTGTCTAGCATGTCGGATAGTCTTTTGCTTATTGGTATAAATTTATCTAAAGCCATATGTGCAGTTTCTGCACCCTGACTACCTTCATTAAAATGCCCCACCCATTTTTCTTCAGGAATGGATTCAATATCTTTTAATATTTCAATTCTTTCTTCTGCAGAAATAAAATTAGGGTAAACATAAATATCTTCTCCCAGCTTAACTGATCCATTAAGATCAAGCATCTGCTACCTCTTGAGATATAATAATTGGTTCTACTATTCCCGTTATCTGAGAAAGACGCTTAGCAACCTCTATTTTGCAATGGCTACATGTTGATGTCACTTCTTTCAAGATACCAACAAGCATCTCTTGCTTTCTTTCATTTTCTAATATCTGTGCAGCCATCTCATTATTTTCTAATACGCCAACTGCCTGCAGCATGCCAATTCTTTTTGCTTCTATATCGGCTATTAGCTTTAATGTGCCTGACTTTACATTAAGTTGCCCCTGAGTATCGGCATCCTCTACGGTCTTCCACGCCTCTTTAATAAGTATGTCGTAGTGCTGATCTGCGCCCATGAGAGCTTCTCTTGCACGGTCTCTAACATTAGTATCGTTGTGTACTACTGCCTTCCACTCGTCAATATATCCCAGAACATCTTTTCTGGTCATCCCAGTTATTGTGGCAATTTGAGTGGCAGAGTTACCTTTAAGTAGCTCTGAAACAACTTTGTTCATCTTGTCAAAGTGTACGGATGGCTCTATTTCTGTCATTAAATAATTATACTTCTAGTCAACTAAAATGTCAATTAGCGTTTGACTTTTATTGCAAATTTATCTATATACCTCTGTATGGTCATGGCTGAAACACCACACTCTTTTGCTATCTCCACTATATTTTTTTTCTGAATAATATATCTATTGTGAAGCCAAGCTTTATCTTGATATAACTTCATCTCTTGGTCAATTCCTTATTGGCATAATGTGCTATTCCAAATGAATCTGCTACGTCAAAGTCAGATACCGATAGGTTATACTTTTTATTAAAGTAGTCCGCCGTCCTCTGCTTTCTCATATTCCTTAGCTGGTTCTTATACCATGACTCAGCATATCCTGGATTTGCCAGCCTGATCCCAGACTTTTCTTCTTTTGTAGGATTCTTATTCCCAATGTATGCCTGCCATGAAGTTGGAGATATTGTTATGACTTTAGCTCCAGTAGACATTAGCTCAGCAATAACTACACCATACACATAAGATAATTTAATCACAGCATCTGGAGACCTAACCAAAACAGCTCCTTCGACTGCAATATAGTCTGCCTGCAATTCATCCAGCATTACATGCATTTTAACTTTGGCATCATATATCTTTTCAAATATGTCGTTACCAGATAAATTTATTTTACCCCATTTTAATGGCACGTCATTTTCCATTAAGCAAAATGCTATTGAGTTTGTAGATGCATCTATGCCTAAGACTCTTGACGCCTTAGTCTTTACTAGACTAGCCAATGTCATCAATGATCCCCATCAAATGCTTTTTGTCTTTTGCATGCCTTGACTTAATGCACTTAGAGCAATAAGCTTCAGAATTATATCTACTTAAAAATCCTGGGCAGCCCTTGCATTTTCTTGGAGCACCATTTTTAATTGCTTTTTTCTCATAATATTTTTGCATGATTCTTTTATTGGTTGCAACCCTGCAGCATTCATCTGAACAGTATTTTTGATTATGTGTTTTAGATTCAAAATCTTTACCACATTCAATATTTAGACATATCACTTTGACACCTTCATCAATTCAATTTCTACTGTTCCAGGATTTGATCCCTTAGCCCAACATTCTTTTTTAACTGGACAATAAGTGCAAGGGAGCTTATACTTAGTAGCATTTTCAGGTCGCTTTGGAAGATCTCCCTCTTTAAAGTTATCCCATACATCTCTCATCCACTGAAAAGCATTCTCGATAATCTCTTTATTCTTATCGTTCATTGAAATTGGAATGATAAGTATCTCTTGAGTATTTTTGTTTTCATATAGAAAGAATCCTTCTTTAGCATTCTTTAGCTTCATATATGTAAGTAGCTGCAGCATATGGTTGGGAGAAGACTTCATCTCTGCTTGTCTAGTATCCCATACCTCTTGCTTAGCCGTCTTAATTTCTCCAATTACAGTCTCACCATCATACTCCATGATCAAGTCTATGAAGCCACGAATTGGAGGGTATTCATTAACAATCTCTTCTTCTTCTGCCCTCCACTCAGGCATAGTCTTAATTAGGTTTTGCAATCTTTCATGAGCCTGAGTTCCTTGAGCCATATTGGCTACTGCAACAGCATCGTTGTCATCAATAAAAACAGCACCAGTAAATGCCATGTACCAGTATCTTGGGCATGTGCCATGTCCATACCCCAATGAGCTTGGGCTAAAAGACTTTTTTGTAGTGTCTCCATCTGGGCGCTTTGTGTTTCTATAAGACTCATCAAGCAACTGAGCAAACTTTTCTGGATCGAAGAAGTTACCAGTATGCTTTTTAAACTTAAGATTTTTTACAATGTCTCTAGCCATTTATGAATTGTACCTAACTACGTATTTAAGTGCATCTACGAGTTTGTCTATGGACTCCTTTACTGAATAGTATATGTTCTTCTTATTGTTATTGGCAGTTCCAGCCTTATCTTTTGCAATTGTTGAATACACAGAAGCAAGCACGGCAAATTTTGTAGACATTGCCTGTAGCTCCATAATTAAATGTGGAGCTTTGGCAGAAGGCACATCTGGATTCATTAGCAGCTTAACTACAATGGCTAGCGCCTTATCAAGGTGCTCATCCTGCATAAACTCATGCAAGTCATTAAACTCTGTAATATCGCTTATTAACTGTAAAGTATTTTTATCTTCCATTGCGCTTTATCCTTTTGTCTAAATGATCTATAAATAGACCAAGGGGATACCCGATTGATAAACCCACCATAAATCCAAATATAAAAGTTGTCATTTAAAAAACCAGCCTCCATATATCATTGCACTTAACTCCAAAAATCTGCATAGTTATTCTCCTATCTGTATTCAATGTGTTATGTGAATAGCCAACCGCATGGTATATTCCACAGTAATGCCAAAACATTCCGCCAGGATAATAATCTATTACTTCTGGGATTGGATTGAGTATTTTATTTTTTAAAACCTCAGCGTTATGCTCATTTGAATTAAAGTCGAGCATCTTGCAGTGCTTAGCATATTCACTGTTTGAGTAAAACCCAATGTCTGGCTGATCCCATATCATAACTCCAGCTCCACTTTTTGGCAATTCAATAGCTAATGTTATTGCAAATGAATCTGTTGCCCCTCCCAAAGAGTCCCACTTATAATTTAAATGTTTTAATAAGCTATCACGATGAATGGTTGCTGCTCCACCAACATCCCCATATGGAGACAATGAGCCATCTGTATTTCCATCAGTGTCTCCAAATATATAGAATCCTGGCATAGGAACATCATTAAGAAACTCACAAGGCCCGAACATATCGGTTACTTTTTGCTCTATAATGTCATAAAGGTATTTAAAGTTATCTAGCAGTATCTTGTTATTCTTATTAAAGAAATCTATTCGTTCCTGATTTATTACTTCGTCTTCTGGCGGTATCTCTAAATGTGAAACGGCACCCAATGTGTAAAACGAATGCCTGCTGTTATCTGGCCCACGCTTAATCCATTTATCTGACAATGAGTCAATTATTCCTATTGTCTTTTCTACCTCTTCTTTATCTAAAAGGCTTAAGTAACCATATCTATCTGACATGCGTTATTCTTTTTCTTTTTCATAAACTACGTTTAGGTTAATGCTATCGACTTCGTGCTTTCCAATAACTTCTCCCTTATGGTTAATACCCTTTTTATACATTCTTGGCCTGATGCCTTCAGCATTCAATCCCTTTAAATAAGTTATATACTCATAGCTATCCTGAACTCTTTCAAACGGCACAAAGGAATCCTTCATAGTCACTACTGAATCTTGAATAGATCCTAAAGATATAGGAAGTATGCAAGCAATGTTTGTTCCAGCTGGGATAAAGTATTCTTTATTTGGGGTATCGATCTTCCATACAACAGAAAATGTTCCAGTAAAAACGGAAGTAGATAATATTGTGCTCAGCACTTGTGCACCTTCCATGCTTTCATTTGGAACTGGCATTGTGACTACGCTTGTATTTTCATCAGTTCTAAAGATTAAGTTGGTAATAAATGTTACAGTGCCTTCTCCTCTGCCTACCCATATGCTGTCTGCTCCTATAACTCCACGTGCACCATTCATTCTTTCTCCATCCCAAATAAATGATATGTCGTGGTCAAAATATATGCCGTAGCCAAACGAGTTGGCCATTACTATCGGGTGGCAGTTATATGTTTGAGGATGCATCCAATCTCTCTTAATAGAGAGTGGCCTAATTTTTGCGGTAGGCTTATCCTTATTATCTACGTAAACGTCTAAGTTATACATTATTTTTCTCCCAACATTCTATTAGCTCTTCTAAAATTGCCCACTCTATTATACCAAGCCTAACTTTGGATTCAGATCCAATAATAATTTTTAATGCTGGGTGCATATCTCTATTTACCTTAAACGTATCTGTGCATATCTTTGACCATACCTCTTTGTTTAATGTAAAGGTTGAACCAGCCTCTTTATAGTCTACTAAGAATTGATTCCACTGTGCGTCACCCTTTTGGTAATCTCCTCTTCCACTATTTTTTTGAGCCTTAGCTCCGTCTCTTTTTACTTCAGATCTTTCAGACATACACTACCCTTTTACTTCTATAATGTTAGCTGGTATAGATAGCTTAATTATCTGTAAATCTTTTTCTATATATGACTCTTCTGTAGCAACATCTTTTAGCAAAGACTCGTTGATATCTAAAGCGTATTTGTTCTTCCATTCAAATTCTGGGTGTACTTCATAATCAATAAATGCTCTTAAGAAATATCTATCTGAATTTTTAAATGGCTTTACAC